TTTTCATTTTTATTACTTACCCACTCAATAATATCCAGAACTTTACCAGCCAAATTCAAACGTAATCGTTTAGACAGACGCCCTTGAGTGCCTAATGTTTCTGAAAAAAACACTAAAGAGGATACTGGTATGTCGAAATGGGATGCATAACGCTGTAAAATTTCAATCGACGGAGACCAAACCCCGCTTTCAAGATCTACTATTTTATCTTTTGGAATACCTAAAGATGCTGATAAATCAACTAATGATTCTTTATGGTATTGCCTTATCAAACGAAGGGCTTTATGTAACATTGGCAACTCCACATTATTGAAACTAGGGAGGACGCATTACTCATCTCCCCTTTCAAAGTGATCAACAAATCGAGTGATTAGATCAAGTAGTCGGATACCCCACTTAATCGCCTCCCAAGCAAAAGCGATCCACTTCTTCCGGTTTGACTTGTCCTGCGCCTGCTGTTCGTTGGTTAATTTATCATTCTTCATGACTTTCTCCTTATGCCCATGGTGTGCAAACGTATGTTTGCTCCAGCACCATGGTTCGCCCTCATAAGGATGAGATTGAACAGCACTAGCCCCCTGCTCCACGAACCCTTGGTCGCCCAAAGGGTTCGAATTCCCATACGCCATACCATCTGAGCCAGCGATGACTCTTACGAGCGGTGTCGCTGCGTGTCCCTGAGGCGTTGCGCGGGGTAAATGTTAGAAAGCGTAAGCTTTCCACGGGCATAAATACCCAATTGATGGCGTTATATCTCACTAACTAACCAATGGATATATCATATCAAGTTATCCGCTCCGCTTAATAGCATGAATTATAACATTTTCATATAAAAAATAATTGTACATACCCTTTAGAAATAAATAAGCTTTATTAAGTTCACTGAGGGAAAATGCGATGGAAGTATTGCATTAACGCCAGCTCTCATCTTCCCAAACTTCCTGAAGAATCGCGTCCAGCGCTTCGCGGTCTGAATCTTTATCGAACCCCATCAACTCAACACCAGTCATATAACCTTTTTTGACGTTAACGCGAGTTGACGGAAAAACTGACTGTATTCGCTTGGTCAATTCATTCTGAAAAGCATCAATCACCGGCTGGCCGACTATTTGGTCTTTATCTAATGTGATATTTACCCTCACCTTGCCCTCTCTCGCAAAGGTTTTACCAACAGGCGGCGCGGAAAAAACAACAGAAAAATTACTGTTTTTCATTAGGTTGCCTTTTGCTATTTCCGCGATTAGATTCAATGCAATTTCACGGTCTCTTTCCTGACAAGTACCTTCAGCAGTCAGCCGCGCAATCATTTCGACCCGCTCAATCATAACGTGCTCGTTTAGCTCTCTATCCACACAACCTCCACTACGAGATACTGTATAAACATACAGTAACACGTATTGGTAAAAGGTGTGAAGAAAAAAATCACAGTTAATACACTGTATGTACATGATATGGATGAATATTAGCAGTTACATTTTCGTTGCCAGTTCAGATAAAGCCGCGACACGATTAAGGATTTCCTTAGCTTTAGCCTGATGCGATGGCGATGCGACAAATATTTCTCCTTTGGACGTACCGCGTAGCCATTTGCCATCAAAACAACTTTTACCACCGGCCATCAGGTGCAGGGCTTCGCCCCGGCTAATTGTGATGCCGGTTGTCAAATGTATCTCGTCGATTGTTTTCTCTATAGCTGCATTTTGCTCATCCGTGCCGTGGATGAATTTTCGCCGTATTGCTGGCTTTTGCTTCCTGAGTCGGTTAGTCAGTTCTCGTCTTCCACGCCGACTCAGAGGCTTTGTTAAATCGAGCATCGGTGGATCGCTTTCGCTTCCCGTACAGTTATTGACAGAACTCCGAGAGGGCGCAGGAGCGCCCTTAACGTCAACGGCCAAATCAACGGCACGCTTCGGTACAATTTTCCACTGCGTTAGCCGGGTTAAAATCGGGGTACCAGCACCGACAGCAGAATCGTACACGCCACGGATGCAGACGGTTTCCTCACCATACTGGTTAAACTCGGCGCGCGGTTCATACAATGTGCGCACCTGCAAATCATCGCGACGGACAAACGGGCCACCCTGTGCATTAACGTAACCAGCCCAGTCACCGGCGTCAGCGGCATCATGGACGGCGGCAAATTCAACGCTCAGACCATGCGCGGTCTCGGTATCGGCGAGACGACGCAATTCACGGTAGACCGTCACCGGCGCACCGCCGATAAACTGGAATTGACGGATGTGCCAGCGCGCCGCCCATGCTGATACAGCGGGGGCTGTCTCTTTCAACAGCTCACCGTTTTCGTCATCGGTTTCACCATCAAGAGCATAGCCGTCGATATTTTTCGAAATATATTTAGCAACATAGCCGGTAGCGCTGCCTTTTTCCGGGTCAATGGCCTCGGCATGAAAGCGCGCTTTTTTGGCTTTATCGCTTCTCAGTTCGTGGCGGTCTTCCTCCCACGCATAATCACGGATGATAAGGCGCACGCGCTCGACGTCTTCCGGCAACATGAACATAAGCATGTGCCAGTGCGGCGTTCCGTCGTGATGAGGTTCGGCAACACGGATGCCGAAAATGCGGATTTCTTCCCGATGTAACTTGGCACGAATGCGCGCCCAAAGGCCGGTGAGATAACTTTGCGTGTCCGACGGGCTGGCTCCTTTCCATTTGGTGTTACGGTAACCCGCCTTAGTTGTGGCGTGATATTTTGACGGCGCGGTCAGGGTATAAAACTCACCGACATAACCGAGCTCATTGCAGATATTTTCAAACCCACGGATGCGGGTCATCAGCTCGCAGCGACGTATCGCAGGGTTAGCGACCGAGCCATCGTATTTTTCAATCAGGCTGATGCGGTTGCCGTCTTCGTCTTCGAGATCCAGCCCCTTGAGAAATTCACGCGTGCGGCGCTTCTGCTCGCGCCAGTCGGTCACGCAGTTTTTACTCGCGTAGACATGTCTTTTCTTGCTGACGTTGCCAGCGGCAATGTGCAAGTGTTCGCGCCATGCAGCCGCAATGCGCCGTAATCGGCCACGCCACCAAACCTCATTAAACATGCGAGTGATAGCAGGGGCTATTTCATCCTCACCAACATATTTCTTTGTCACCCTCTCCCAATGCGGCGGGGTAACGTTGAATTGCAGAGAAATGAAACCGGCTCGCATGTACCAGGTGTACAGCGTTTTAAGCTCGCTAAATCCGGTGTCATCAATGTCAGCCAGTTCAGCGCGAATGAAATTGGCGATATCAGCGGCCAGCAGGTCAATATCGGCGCGCGACATATCGGGGAGGCGGTTATATCTGGCGACCATATTGACCATGCGTGACGCCAGATATTGCATGAGTTGGGTATCAAAATGACCACCAAAAACAGCGGCTGATACATTGCTTTTGATACCCGCACACTCATATTTTTTTACGACCAGTTCAAGACGCGGCAATGCCTTTTTACAAAAACTGATTAAAAAGGCATTGGCTCGTTGACTGCCCTGATTTTGCTCTAGCACCGCCGCGGTGCGATAAACGTCAAAGCGCACGCACTCGGGCTGGAGAGAAAGCACTTTTCTCGCATGCAGCAAAGCCGCGAACATACGGTCGCGGCGATGCTGTTGGTCATAGGTAAGATATGGGCTGGCTATTGCCGACCGTGGAGCATTCCACGGGTAAGCGAATTGAACCGCCAAGTCATACCCCCCGATAATGTTTAGATTTCAATTCGGTGACCTCCTGACAGGTCACGCAAAAGGCCACACCCGGAATAGCAATGCGGCGAGCTTCCGGGATTGGTTCGTCACATTCGTCGCAAAGGAAACGGGGAGGTGCAGCGATACGGCTGCGCGCGTTGCTGATGTGGCGTTCGCGGTCTTCCTGCTCGCGCAGTTGTGCTAAATCCATTGCGTCGGCCATTAGTGCAGCTCCTGTGATTCATTCTCAAAGCGGGTTGCTTCACGGCGCAGCAGTTCGGCAGCTTCGGTGCCGCTCATACCCTCTTTGGTGATGTGTATAG